GTACAGAATAGCTCGTTGAGCAACCGTGCAGAGCATTCTGTACAATGCCTTTGAGGATTAGAGGTAACACAGGAGTATCCGGGCCGAGGGTTTGCAGTAAAGCAATGAATTGTTGTTGTTCAAACTCACGAGCCAAGATACCCAAGGTAGCTGTAGGCATGAATTTAACATCTTGAGAAGGATAACGCTCAGGATCAAACTGCATGTAGCGGTAAGCTGCCTTGTTGATGAACGGGATCAAGAAATCTTCTTGGAAGTTCGTCAGCGTACGCTTATACTTCTTGATAATGCCAGCCATTGCCATCGACATACCACCTGCACCAGCGTCACGAGGAGCTGCTGAAGGCATACCAGCCGAGTCCACAGTACCTGTAGCTTGCAAGAGCAGTCGTTCGTAGTTCTGAGAAGCCATCACGGATGAGTTATCAGGAGCACCGAAGCGCAAGGGCATCATGATCTGGTTAGGATCGCCGTTGGTCAGGAATGCTTTACCGGGTTTAACCTCGAACTTAGCACCACGAGGCAAGCGAGTAGCGTCCATAGCCATCATAGGAACAGCTGTAAGGGCACGGGCATCACTGTCCATACGCAAACTACCGTCAATGGCCTTCTGCATGTTGTACGCCTTCTCAGCCGTTCCGCGACCCCATACACGTCCGGGGACTGTATCGTCTTGGTACAACATGATAGGACGATCCTTCATCATGTAGGGATTCTCTTCTGCCTTGAGGAGCAAGCTACCGTTAGCGATAACGATAATAGCTTCTACCAACTCAGAGTAATCATCTGCAAGAGAGTCTTCAGGGAAGAGGTCTTCTACTTCACCGTCTTCATCCTCCAACTGAAGGAGATATTCTTTAGGCACAAGACCGTAGTATGTCAACAGACGTACACGACCATCTTGGTAGTTAACTGATTCTTCTGTTGCTTCAATATCGTCATCAGGGCCATCAGTAGCAATGTTCACCTTACGGTAAATACCACGCTCCATGCCTTCAACGATCTTGTGAATCGAGATAAACTTCTCAACAGCACAACCCATAGAATCATCTAAGGTAGTAGCGTTAGGATCAATCAGGAAGTTCTTAGGGTTAACAGGGATAAGCTTTACAGAGATACGGTCACGCTCGGTAACGCCGATAGCTGCTTGACCTTGTACGCCGGGGATAGCCTGAGTAGCTGGAGCGTACTCCTTCTCAGTCTTAACAGCGATCTCACCAATACCTGTACCGTAGATTTCAGCCATCAACTCAATCTGGTCAATAGCCTTCTTAATCTTGTCACGGTTGAAGTCTTCCATTAACTGATTCTTGATCATCTCAACATCTACCGGAGTACCATTGGCATCCTTAATGTCATCCTTGATGTCGAACCATTCACCTTGACCGAAGATAGCTTCCATGATCTCAGCGTGACGAGTCTCAATAGCCTGCTGAGTAGCAGGGGAGATGATACGGCTACGCTCACTGTCACGGGTCTTGTCTTCAGCAGCCCACTGACCACGGAAGATACGTTCGTACTCTTGCCAGTCAGTCAGATAGTTTTGATCGCGGTAGTCGCGCCACTTGTCAGTGTGAGAGACAACCCAATCAGTCAGTTCCTTGTCCGACTCTGTGGGTTCGTCATACTGACTTGTTTCTAAGTTGTCTTCAGCCATTAGTTATCCTTTTACCATTTAACTTTATCAGCCCAGTAAGCAGCAGAAAGCTTGCCTTTGGCAATGTTATCAGCGTGACGTGCTTTAAAGCTTTCACGGCGTTTACGTTCAGCTTCTGTCTCGTCTTCGGACTCAGGGGAACCTGATACACCTTGTTGACCAAAACGAATAGTCTTAATGGTATCTCCATCCTTGGCGACGACTACATGACTTTTAGTGGGATGTCCGGGAGTACGTTTAGGTTTGTTATAACCATCAACTCCTGCATTCTCCAGCCTTGAATCTTTCTTCTTTGTAGCCATTACTTAGCCTTTGTCTTCTTCTTCGCAGGCTTCTTAGCAGTCTTTGCAGACTCGATGAAGTCTTCTTCTGTAGGAGCACCTTTAGCTCCGGGCTTCTTCATCTTCTCGCCAGAGCCTTCTTCAATGCGTTTACGTTTAGCATTGATGTTTGCGTATAAACCTTGTTTCATATTTAGTACCCCGATATAGCGTCATAAACCTCATAGTCATCTTCCTCGTAATCGGGGACAAATGAGTTGAGGGCAAGTTGTTCAATGTAAGCTAGAGCATCCACCAAGTCATCATGGACTCCCTTAGTAGGAAACATCAAGAGCTGGTCTTCAAAGTCTGCCCAATCACCTTCTTCGTTAAGGGTGACTTTGCCGTGCTCCATGCGCCCTTGTAAGGCCCAGATAACACGGTCAGTCTTCTTCTTATTTCCATGAGTCAGTGTCTGGATGTGAGCAAAGGTATTGTATTGACGCATCATGTCTTGCAAGATGGTTAAGGCAGCATTCTTAGCTGTTCCTCGCTCAATACCAATAGCCAATGGCTGGTACTCTTTGATGACCTTCAAGATACGCATACAGGTATCTTTAATGTCCCAACGTCCATGCTCAATCTTATTCACCCACCAGCTACCATCATCTGTTACCTTAACAATAGCGATAGCTGATTCATCTAGTCTCTTCTTATTCTGTGATCCATCTGAGATGTCTTCAAAGCCTGCCAAGTCAATGGCAATGATGTATGAACCATCTTTAGGCTCAGGGCCTTTCTTGATCCAATGCTCTTTAAAGATGTCAGAACCCGAGGTATCAAAGCTAGACAGATATTCCTGCTTGAATGCAAAGCTACTCAAGGTACGCTTAGCAGCTTCAATCTCTTTAGGGTCAATGGTTTCGTTATCAGCGGTAGTCTTGTGCCAACTCTTCCACTCTTCGTCTGATCCATCCTTGCCTAGTTTAAAAACATCATAGAACCAGTTACGACCAGAGGGTGTAGAGATGAACAGTGCTCTACCTTTTTTGTCAGACAAAGAAGCTCGGATAACCTTTTCCCAAATCTCTTGCTTAATAAAGGCACACTCGTCCAGCACGACATAAACCAAAGACACTCCTCGCAGAGAGTCCGGATTGTCAGCACCACGTACAAGTATCTTTCTACCGTTAACCAGAGTAATCTCTAGGTTGTTAATGTGGGAGGACTTGATGACTGGCCTACCGAGGTCATGTAACAAGTCCCAGATAATAGTTCTAGCTTGTCCAAGGGTAGGAGCTATGTACATCACAGCAGAGCCTTCAGGACAGTTTAAAGCCTCTATAAGCAGCGTTACCGCAGACAGTCTAGACTTACCACAGCGACGACCAGCAGCTACAACCTTGAAACGAGTAGAGTCTTTAAAGACCTCTTGCTGCCAGTTAAGTAATGCGAAGTTTAACTCAGACATCAATTATGTCCTCATCGGTGCTTACAGTGTTCACTACGTTGGGCGTAGTCAAGCCAGTAATGTTAATAGAGATGTTTGGGACGCCACCACCCTGCTTGGCTGCTTCGAAGGACGACACAGGTACAATCCTATCGACAATCAGCTTCCATGCAGCAGCTTGGTTCTTATGTTCATCATTAAGCGCAGCATCATATATAGCTTCAAGTACCTTAGCACTCTTAGGTGAGTTAAGCATACGTAGCTTATATTCATTGATGATAGCAGCCTCTCCTTTAGGACGACCTACTGATCTACTCTCTTTGATTTCTGTAAGCTCAGACTTCTTTGGTCTTCCTGCTTTACGTTTAGTTTCTTGTTCTTCATCCATTTGTCTTTATCCTTTCTTAGGGAGACATCCTTAAGATAGACAAAACATCTATGCTTAAAGTACTTTAAAGGAACGTATAAGTTAAGAACTTACTAAGTTAAATATTATAAGTACTTATTGTAAGTATCTGTTAGTAGTTAACTTATACATTCGTTGTATCAACTGTCCAGATTCGTCTTAGCAACTTAAGAGTCCATCACCTTCTTAGTTACTTCTTTATCTATAACATTATTATATCACACTTATCTATTGACTTGCAATACTACCCCTTATGATTTATCCTACTTTGTTACAAATATTTACGTTTGTTACACAAACTCTACATATGTTACATCTTAGCCTACCGATCTTGACCTCTGATGTTTGCCATTATAGGCATTTCTACTAAAAATTGTCTAGCTTAGCTTAATTCCTTATATGTCAACTACTTAGCGCTTTAAGAACAGTGGTCTAATCTGTCCCTAATTAGTTCCTTTATTACCTTTTTGTGAGCGTCAGAGGCTCCTGCAACAATAAACTCAACAGCCTTACCCCTCCCCCCTACTAAGCAGTCACTAAAGATACTCATCAGTCACTATCTGCACGCAACGGTAGCTAACTGTCCTCATCAGTCACTATCTATACTGCACAGTTATGGTGCATACTACACAGTCACATTGTAGACTGTCCAGTCACTTTGTAGGCGGGTAGTGTGAGGGATGATGTAGGTGCCTATAACGTACACTTAGCTAATGCACTATTATGGGGAATAGTATCCACTAACATCCCTGAATAGGTGCATAAAAGCACCATAAAAGTGCAGTCTGTGGATAACTTTGGAATTTGTGGATAACATAAATGCTTGTGGATAACTATGTATTTGTGTCTATAACCGCTTGTGGATAACTTGTGATATTTGAAAACTTGGATAGTTGGCACACTGTTTGCATGTAGTAAAACATAGTCGCCACGGTGGCGGCTAATTTCAAGGATCATCATGAGCAAAGCATTAGACAATCTGTTTGACGATATTGAACAATCCGGCATGCCTACAGAATCACGGCTTACATGGGTTACAGAGATTGACGATAAAGGCGATGTTTTGGGCTATCTGTTAGCGGGTGATGTTATCGATTCTGACGGGGCTATTTGCGGTGTCGCTGAGTACACGCCCAAGTTTGACCGTGCATGGGCTAACTTGATGTTCTACACAAAAGAGTTTGCTAACGTGTCTGTAAGCTTCGAGACTAAAACATTTAACTTGTCTAACTAACTGAAAGAACACCATGCACAATCATCAATACACCTATTTACCAAAGCCCCAAGAATCTACAGTTAAAAGTGTAGCTATCGCTTTAGCTTGTCTCGCCGTATTCGCCCTATGGGGTGTCTTGCTGGCTTTAGGTATATAATTTCCTTGTCTCTAGCGGCCACGGCCATAACTTAAGAAAGTTAAAACATGATAACCAAAACATTCGCCAATGCGCCTAAGTTTGCAAAGCTTCAAGAATTCGCTATAGCCGTGCAAACGGGTGACGATACAGTTATTAGCAAAGCCTTGTATTCACTACAGATTGACGATGCATTTAAGGGTAGCGGCTGGCAAACTAACTTTGCAAAGCTTGCTAACGTATTTGCTAGCCATGCACCACAATTTAGTATCTTCGCACTAGGCGGTAATTCTAAGTTACCTTTTGTAAGCTTTAGCACTTTACCAGGTGTAACTTGTCCCGGCGCGGGTGACTGTATCAATTTCTGTTATAGCTACCGTGCATGGCGGTATCCGGCCGCGTTTGCCCGTATGGTGCAAAATGCTTACTTGCTTCGCTTCGCGCCTAATGCTATAGTGGATGCATTCTCGCTCATAGCGGCTAAGCGCACCGAAGGCTTTGATTTCCGTTTGTACGTTGATGGTGACTTTAGCGGCGGCGGTGACGTGGCATTCTGGATGCAACTATTGAAAGGGACACCTAATGCACGGGCATATGGCTACAGTAAAAGCTTTGCCGCTTTGCTGGGTTACAATATCGCTTTTGATGGTGCATGGCCTACAAACTATCAATTGAATATTAGCGGCGGTCACAATGCCTCACAATCAATAGTTAACTATGTAAAAGCT